CGGTCTGGCCAAAGCAATTAACGATTGCGAAAAATGGCTGGAGAACCAGTAAATCTCAAAAAGGCTCCACGTCAAGCGATCAAGGAAATTAGTCGTGTCGGCTCGTGGGGCCGAGTTGAGTATCACCACAAACTTGAGTGTGGACATATTGAGGTTCGTAAACGTGCTAATTCCACTGGAATAATGGCATGTACGGGGTGTGTGTTAAGCGAGCAGTACGAGCAGCGCGCTCCGAAGGTTAGGGAAAACGACGAACATGTCGGCTCCGACCTCAGTTATGACATTCTGGATCAACTCGGTTCAGAGTTGGCGATTAACGAGGGAACCGCACAGTTTCTCAAGGCCGAACTGGCAGTCCGTTTCAATTTGCCGATAGAGGCAATTGAGGTTGCTTTAGATATTGACGAGATGGGGCAACAGAGCCTATCGGGGGCCTACATCCTGCTGTCGTCGGATGAGGTCATCCGCATAATCAACCAAAACGGCGAAACCAGCGCTTCATAATTTCCAAGCGGCTTGGGGGCGCAGGCGTATTGTTCTCATAGGTCTTTGTGACCGGCTCGCTTGGTTTTGGCTGAAGCGAACTTTTCAGCGGAGTCTGGTTAAGAATTCCTGTGTTGATACCGGCAGGACTTTTCAAATTTTTGGGACGCTTGGCCACTGGGGCCGAGGCCGGCGTTTTCTTTGCGGAAGTCTTTTTCGCTGGCGTTGTTTTTGCGGGCGCCTTCTTTGCCGGAGTTTTTTTCGCTGGAGTTTTCTTCGCAGCTGGCTTCTTCGCAGCGGCCTTCTTTGCGGGCTTCTTCTCGTCCATGAATGAGACTTTACACCATAAGTTGCCGAAACGTTGTAGGGTGAAGCCGTGTGGAAGACGCCTACGACAATTCGGCATCAAAAGTTGCCTTGGTGCTTGCCGTTGGCCGTGAAGCCAAAGAGCATCTGATTTCCGAGTTCGGTCTCGGAGAAGAACTGGCTATCAACATCTTCGGTTGGACCGGTGAAAACCTGGCGTGCGTGGGGCAAATGGATCTCCAATTTGGCGATCCGACAAACGAACGTCAACGACTTGCTCGCATCTACCAGACTGCTGGCATGATGAGAGCAGGTTGGGCTTGTGACTCGTTCACTCTGCTGGCCGAAGGCTGGGTTTCTGACAAACCGGAAGAAACTCGAGACAAAGACCTGATTCAACACTTCACGGAGAACACAGACAGTCCAGTGAAAGAATGCTTATCAATTCTTCACGTTGAACAGGCAAGCGACGACTCAACTGGAATTCACGTTTGCGCCCAACCCTTTTCAGTTTCTGCTGGAAAAAAAGTTAACTATGGAACTATGCTTCATGCCGAAGGTACCGAAATGCTTCGGGAAAGTAAATATATTGATATTCTTTCAGAGGCGTTAACCACAGATTTGATTGAAGTTTCTGGTGATCAAGAAACTCTCCGTTTGACTCTATCCATGGGTGTGGCGGACGAAGCCGGATTCTTCATTCAGTACGATTTCTAGGACAGCAACATGGGCAAAGGCAAAAAAGGCAGCGGTGCTCGTTCAAACGAACGAACTCGAATCAACCCGAGAACTGGTGAGCGGGAAACCGTGACCGGAACTAAAGCCGGCAAGAAACGTCAAACCCTGCCGTACGGTCACCCTCTAAGGACGCACGACAAAGCACGCCACGGCTCACCCAATCTCTAATCCAACAACCCGTGCACACTGGCTGATCTTGACATCATCGCCTTGGCGTTTCCACCAAAACACCAAACCTTCAGGCGAAATTGCGTTACCATACGCATCAATAATGTCAGATTCTGGATTCGTCTCTTCGTCAACGTGAGACATTGACCATCGGACGTGCCATCCTTCAAATCCGCTTAGTGGCCCGTACCAAGCTCGGTGATCCTCAACTCGCGGATTCAAGGCAATCTGCTCAACAACGCTCGTGATTTCTGGATACAACGAGTGATCCAGATCAACGTATTTTTTGAACTTCATGCTGAAACAGTAGCAGTTTCCTCGTAAGCGATGAACTCACCTTCAGCTGCGCCCTCAGCCTCCCGAGTCTGTTCCAAAGTTGTGGACATTGACAGACCCACCGCCCTGTCGCCCGACGTGTCCAAGTGTGAATACTCGGTCTGCTGAAGTTTGTGCAGATCTTGAGCCAAGAACGGCATCCAGACGGGCGGGAGCCACATATTGCTGTCGTTCGGCTCAGTCACTTCGTATCGATGGCCGCCACCGTGACCGAACTGGGTGAGGTACGAGTAACGCAAACCGGACTTGATTGGCGCAACGCCGTGCGTTCCGATGTAGTTGGCGGGGAACAAGATGATGTCCCCGGTTTTCGGCTTGATCGTCAGATCTAGGTAGGGGAACCGAAACTCGCCACCCTCATAGTCGTCGTTGAAGTATGCCAATCCGTTGGTCACTTGGTACATGGCGATCTCGCGGCCCGAAACCCATCGCTGCCCGTTACGCATCAGCGTGTTGGTGTCGTTGTCGTTGTGGATGCCGAGTGAAGCGTCTGGACTGTAACGCAACGCATGTCCACGCATCCTCCACAACAATGTGTTGACCACGAGCGGGTAAAGATCGCAGTATCTGAGGAGCGCCATGTAAAACGTTTCCTCAACGTGTTCAAAAAACTCTCGGATATCTTCAGGGGTGAGCGGGTTGACTGGCTCTGGCTCACCGTGCCCGCCGACCCGCATCGGAAGAGCCAAGAGATCACTGATGTCTACGATCGTCCCTTCAAATGTCTTACCGTGAAGCATGGTGCCGTCTTCATCTTTGATGATTTCAAGACCGCAGGAAGGGACGTACGCCAAATCATCAAGGTAAGGCAAGATCCGAGAGTGATCCACAGTGAAAGCCTCGTGGAAATGGACGACACCACCAGGATGATTCGTGTATTTAAGTGAATCAATCCACTCCAGATCGCCTTCACCAATTTTGTGGTATGCGAATTTGTCGGAGTCGGGCGGGCCAAAAAGTCTCATGGGAGAAGTGTATCAGTTAGTTTTTTTGGTGGCGAAAACGACGCCGGTAGCCCACGCAAAATGTCGGCTAACCAAGTCTGGGTGATCAGCCAGCAATTTGCTGTAGTCGTGATCCCAGTAGTTGTGAAGCCGATGAGCGGTGTAATAGAAACCGACTCGAGGCGCCATCTGACGGATGGTCATCAGGCCGCCCGGCTTGAGACAACGAACGATGCCATTGATTGTCTCATACGTGTAGTCATGAAGATCCGGAAGGTACGCCGTGACGATGTCAAAGAATCCGTCAAGTGAACCATCCTGAAGTTCCGAATAATCAACAGCCCCATATTGAATTGAAGACGGATCAGCGAAAGGCGAAGAGTCTGACTGGTAATACTTTTCAAGAACGTGAAGGGAGAAATCGTTCAAGAAGTAGACGTTGTTGTTCCCAGACTCAACGTCGTCTTCCCAGAAAACTGACGGCGCTCCTGGCCAAGACAGAACATTCAGACCAGAAGTGTCGGCCCAATGCAACGATTTGAGGATGTCCATAACTTCCAGCCCAAACGTGGCTCCGTAGAACATCATTTCTTGAGCATCAGCGTTGGTTGTCACTCCATAGTCATGTAGGAAAATCGGTTCAGACAAATGGGTCGCAACAAGGCGTCGATCAACTCCCGCTTGGTCCGTCATCTCTTTCCCGATGGCGCAACAGTCATTGATGCGGGTGACGAAAGTATTGAAGTATTCGTCGTTCCAGTCCGTTGAGAGCAGACGCGCCGTGCGTGCGCGTTCAGCTAGACGATCAGCTGCCACTGGAGATCACCCACCTTCCCATGTGGCGATTACGCCAATCTGCGCGAACCCGAACTGCGATTCTATTGTTGAGTTTGATGAGCCAATCCTCGGCACCAATAAGGGAACGTTCATCAATTCCTCTGAAGCCAAACTCACGAGTTGAAATTGGCCCTGTGTCGGTCGGAAAAAGTGAATCAATAGCTTCGATCAATTCGTCAATGGTAAGAGCGTCATAGTCATCTAGACTCATGCCACAGATTAGCATTGCGGTTGCGGTGCGTGTCTCTGCTTCCTCAAGAGCGGCGGTCGGGTTGTACAGCGAAAACCCGTGGGTTGATGTGTGTCTCATGGCTGGTCCAACTCGTCAGCATCCAATTCAGCCAAAACCGGGTAGTACAAAATTTCTTGAGTATCAGGGGAAACCACGTAACCGCTCTCCCAAGCGACAGTGAGATGTTTATGCTCGTCCCACAACGGGGAAACGGCAAAATCATGCCTTTCCGACAAATTCCACGGCATACTGCGATCACGCAACGAACGCAGTGGACGAACAGCTAGGTGTTGGGAGCGAATTTCCATTTCAAAACTCAAATTCTTTTCGTCGTGTCAATTGCTTCAGAGTCCAACTCTGAGTCCCATTCCAAAACTTCACATTTGGTGGTAAGTCTTCCACCATAAGAATAAACGCCTCGTTCCGCATCAAAATGGACTGGAAGATCTTGCGCTCGACTGACTTTACTTTTGGGAGTCTTTGAACGAGACGTTTTATTCTCTGCGCCATCCAGCGCCTTATTCAGGTGTTCTGACCTGATTTCCATCACGGAAGAAGGGCAAGAGCCGCAACTTGCCGAGCGAGAGCATCATGGAATCTATAAAACTCGTCGTCAACATCAACTGGGATCTCGTACGAGTCCCCGATTGATGTGACAGGAATCCCAAGGCAGGAACACAGACCGAGAATGGAATACTCCAAAAATGCTCGAGCGTCCGTCTGAGCTTTTTCAATTTGGGCTTCGGAAAGAGCCATATTTCCTCCCGGATCAGGCGTTCAGGCTGTCAAGAACACTGTAGGCCAAGTGAAGGGCATCGTTGTACACTTTCACATCCGTAAGGCCGACTTCGCCACCGTCCCAATCTGGGCCAAGGTCGTTCGGATTTAGGCCGTGCTCTGCGCATCGCTGGACCAGCAAGGTTTCCAGCGCAACAATCGCTTGCTCGGTTTGGTGCACCTTGGTAGCCTTGTCTAGATGATCGCCGTAGTTGTAATCGTCAATTCCGGCAAGTGAATAGCCGTTTTTCACTCGCGCTTGGAAGTCAAACAACTCGTTCTCGCCCTCTTGCTGGTCGTCCTCGTTGGCCTTCGGCGGAACCGTGTACGCCAAAGTAAAGGTACGAGGATCAATGTTCAGCAAGAGGCAGTTCTGCCAGCAACGCGCCTCAAGAAGTTTGATTGTCTCCGCCACCTGCTCGGCGACGACGTTAGACGTGATCATGCGAAAAGCAACCATGCCAGCTCCTGGGTTAGCCTGAGTTCTTTTACGATTATACACGATTTGCGACTAGGGCTAGATCAAGAAACTATACTGATCGCAACCGTTCAGAGGAGTAGAAATGAAGACGATTTCCGATTTGACGAACCGCCAAGAACTGGAGGATTACCTTCGCCGAGAGGGTCATCTTACTGACACGATTGACGGCAAGTCGGTCTACGACATCAATATTAAGGATGTTGGGAACGTGGAGGACGCTCTCGCGGCTCGTCGTGGGCTAGTGACGATGATCGTCAATGTGACGGGGGAATGCGGGAACTCAATGCAGTACCCGATGTTGCAGGTGTTGAAGTACGACTACGAGGATCGTGGCTTTGACATCGTTTGTGTGCCGACGAACGATTACTGTGAGTTCGGCTACGGTGATTTCAAGGATTCTCGCTCAACGGCTGAGGAGTGCCATAAGTTTGCTTACCAGCATTACCGGATTCGTCTCCCGTTTACGGAACTCGTTGCTTCTCGGCCGAATCGTGATGATGAGCCGGAGCAGACAACGCACCCACTGTTTGTGCGTCTTGGCGTGAACAACGGTGAAATTCGAGGCAATTTTGAGAAATTTATTGTTTCTCGAGACGGTAAGAAGGTCGCTCGGTTTACCAATGGAAGCCTACTGCCGGCAAACGTTGAGATGGGGTTCGCCAACTTTGACCCAGCGGAAGCTCTGCGGCGGATGAGAGCGACCATTGAGATGTTTTTGGACGAGGCTGAATGAATCACGACTTCATTTTTGCTAACACGATCCAAGAGATTTGTGATAAGCCCAGCACGGTTGCAGGAAAATTCAGGGAACGCGGAATCGTTGCGTTTCGTGGATCAACGGAGGATCGTTCCAAGTTGGGGGATGAGCCGATCGTTCGTCTTGCTCAAGCAGTGGGCGATATCGTTGGTTTTACGCCGTCAGCTAATCGAAGTGGTCCGGAATCGGTGTCCATGGAAAGTTGGCGTTACCATCAAACTCAGGACGACACGGTCCAGTATTTGATTGACGACAACGTCAACACCTCAAGCCAAGAGTTAATTCAGTGGCATATTGAGGGAGTTTCGCTGAAACACACTCAACGAGCCGCGGTTTGGTACATGTACCACTTCACTGCGGAACCCGGAACAGGCAGCACCGGTTTTGTTGACATGCAGATGCTGTACACGAAATTGCCAGCGGAATACAAAAATCTGCTTGATTCAGCAACAATTATTCACATACCGAACTGGCAGAGTAAGCCAAAGTCCAAGGAAGAGTTCGCAGCAAAGTTTAAGTCTAAATGCGATGCGGGCCACGACGTGATTTGGACTGAAGATACGGGCAAGATCGTCGGTTCATTTTCTCGACCGGCTGTTCAGGAAAATCCCAACACCGGAGTGCCGACCCTTCGGGTTTGCCCCTGCGAGGCAGAGTGGGGTGTGCAGGATTACCTGTTGAAGGTTGACGGCAGAAAGCCGACCGAGGCCGAACAAGAAACGTTTTATGAAGCGGTTGACTGGATCGTGAAGGAAATTCGTGATCCGGTGAATCAGATTTGGTGGGAATGGCAGCAGGAAGATCTGGTCATGCCTGATCTGTTCAGGATGGCTCATGGGGTTCATGGTGGTTTTCAGCCGGGGCAGCGATCGTTCTATGGTTACTGGTGTTTTCCTTTCGGTGTCGGCGAGGAACCCATTGACGTTATTTCTGACGAGGAATATCAAACGTATTTGGCCAATTTGTCGTTGTAATGACTGAGTCGGCTCCAGTAGCGCCCGTTTTTAGACGGTTTTGCACAGGTGTGTCTTTCACTGTTTGCGAGACAATGTACAAAACGGAAAAAGACGGCGATGCAGTCGTTGCTTGGGAAACAGTTCAGGCACGTCAACCGATTGAGTTTCCCGCTCATAGACAAGCTTCGCTCAGCTTTATTTCGTTCAATAATTCAAAACATCAAAAAGTCATTTATGATGGACTTCACCATTTTGAGCGCGACATTGATAAAAACATGCTTTCCTCGTTCGGATTGCAACAAACTGGTGATTGGACGGCACATGAGTTGCCCTCATCCGAGTTGGGTAATCTAGTTTGGATTCCGCCAACATATTGCTCGGATGGAACTCATATGATTGTTTTGCCGATCGGCCCGACCCCAGTGTTCGCAATTTTGGCAGGTCACCTAAATAAACCGATAGTTGCACCAGTTCACTCCGCATTTCTTGTGCCAAAAAACACAACAGCATTGCTAGTTGCGTCAGAACAGAAAAGTGTTATCCTGACTCGAGGAGCGACGAGGAGAAACGATGTCGAACTGGGCTAACCGAAATCCGGATCTCGTGAAAGTCATCCCTGACTTTCTTGAGGAAGACGAAAACGAGTTCTGGCTGTCACATTTGCGAAACGACGAGTTTTGGCGCCGAATTGACAACGCTGACCACATTGAGGGTCAGCCCCATCACTTCACCTACAACAACGAGTACTGGGCGGCACACAATCTCAACGCCATTTACAAGTATCTCAACAAGCGCATGCATAAGAAGATTGAGTACGAGTTCGGCGATGATTTCTTATACAAGCCATCACCCGCATTCCGGAAGTGGGTTCGAGGAACCCACATGGGCGGCCACGGCGACGGATTCAAACAAGACCTGCTCCTTGACTTTGAGCCAGTTTCATTCGGAGACGTTGAACTGGTTCCGCGTGGCTACCTTGAGGTTGCGACCGTGCTCTACTACAACGACGACTTTGAAGGCGGCAAGCTGCACTTCCCAGGAATCGGAGTGGAAGTACAACCTAAGAAGGGAATGCTTGTGGCCTTCCCGTGCGCATCCGGCTACGAGCATGGCGTAACCGAAATCACTGCCGGCGAGCGACTCACATCAGCAACTCACTGGATTCGATGCGCCACGATGTCACGCACGCTCATGCAACACTCACTTCCCGAAACTTGGTGGCTTCACTACGAAAACGTGGAGTTGGTATACGAGATGATGGGGCACCCGACGCCAGTCAAGCCCCAAGACTTTGGGCGCCTTGACCCCAAACTTCACGCCGAACAACAAGGTGGTATGCTCAACAGCCATGAGTGACGTAGACACCACCTCCCCAGACCTGCCCGACGCTGGAACCAGCCAGACTGAAGCGCTTGAACAAGCAACGCACTCCCAAGTCGTCATGGTCCAGCACGAGAGCGGAATGTATGAAGTCCGTTGGGATGGAAAACTGTTCCGGCTCATTCAGCCCTTGGCGTTCAACCTTGAAACCAACGAGATCAGTTTCAAGATTTTGGGTCACCTTGAAGCCGATTTGCCGTTCCCCCTTGAACTTCCCACGCTGGAACGTCACGCCCGAATCGTCCTCTACGCTTACTTGACCCCCGAGGGTTCAGAGGAAGAGGCCGGCGAGGCGGAAACCAGTGAAGAATGATTCTTCCGCAACTTCTCGTTTGTGAAAATTTCATACCTCGCAACGAGGTGGAAGTCCTTTATCACTACATGCGTGATGAGGCGGAGTGGACCCAACCAGAGCACGCCGATTTCACTGAGCGCCAGCACTGGCAGTTGCTCGCAACCGAGGCACCTCCTCATGTTGATCCGATAATCAAAAAGTTTCGAGTCAACAAAAAGGCAGCCTTAGAAAACTTTTTCGGCGAGACACTTGTTCAGACTCGTCGTATGAGTTTCAGGAAATGGGTTCCTGGTGACTATCAGTCAGCTCACTCTGATATCGGGCGACCAGATGGCGAAGTCATGTTCACTCAACGGCACTCCAGCCTGTCTTTGCACCACAACGACTTTGCGACAGTGACTTACCTCAACGGCGATTTTGAAGGCGGCGAAATTTACTTTGAGCATTACGGAGTCCAGATCATTCCTCGACCGGGCTTGATGATCGCCTTTCCGTCCTCACACCAGTACATGCACGGCGTTAAGCCTGTCATTTCAGGTAACCGCTATGTGATTACGTCGTTTTGGCCAAGAGCACGAACACTGGTGCACAATTTGTTGCCGTCGGTGCCGACCGGATGGTTTTACGATGTTGAGAACGTCGGTGAGGTCATGGACATGATTTCTCCGCAGGATATTGAGAGAATCCCCGAGGAGTTGCGCCCACCCAAGGAGGTGTACGGTGGGTTCGTTCCGCCACAGTGACGACTGGATTGAAGATCTATCTTCTTCAATAGAGGATAATGACGAACGCAAACGGCGTTTCTCCACGTTGGCCGCCGAAGGAAAACCGCTTCCTTACTATGAAGCAAAGAACCCAGATAGTCTTTACTGGTCGGTTTTCGGCTATAACGACATTGTTGAAATTGCTGTTAATGACGACAAATTCTCCAGCAAGTCCGGTGTCATACTTTCGACAGTAGCGAATGAGGTCAGCGACAGGCAACAAAAAATTATGCCTTTCAATGGCTCTATTTTGACTTTGGACGACCCCGAACACCTTGAGCTTCGCAACCTAGTTTCGGCAGCGTTCACACCAAAAAGTATTCGAAACCTACAAGACACTGTTGAACGTGTGGTTGACGAAGTCGCAACCGATTTTATCAGCCAACTACGAACCGATGTTATGGATGTGCGAATCGACTTTGCCAACCGCATCCCAGCATTAGTGATATGCGAAATGTTGGGAATACCGGCCGAAGACCAGCCGTGGATTAGTCAAATGGTTGCGTCAATGATGGGAGAGGCCCATCCCGCTCACCGGCATGGCGACAGCATGCAATGGGTTCGACAGACGAGGAAAATGCATAAGTACGGTCTACGGATCGCCCAAAGCAAATTGGAATCTCCAGCCGACGATTTGATGTCCGTGTTACTACACCCTCAAGATGGGCAACGCCCGCTCACTCTGAATGAGATCGTTGACTTCTTTATGCTTCTAGTTGTTTCGGGGGTTGAAACAACATCTATTTCCGTAAGCGCAGCTTTCCATTATCTGCAACAACACCCAGATCAGTTAGATGACTTGCGGAACAATTTTGACGGTCTAATTGACGGTGCTATTGAAGAGCTTGTCCGACATCACACACCAGTGTTGCATTTCATGAGAACCGCAATTGATGACGTTGAGGTGTCAGGTCAGACGATACGAGCCGAGGATCGGGTGTGTCTGTGGTACCAAGCGGGAAACACCGATCCAAACTTTTACGACGACCCTCTTTCGTTCAACATTCGCAGACCACTGAAGCCGAAGCACTTGGGCTTTGGGCCACCAAGTTCGCATTATTGCCTCGGAGCCAACTTGGCGCGTGCCGAAATGCGCGCAGCGCTGAGAGCAATCGTTGACAGGATGCCTGAATATGAACTATTGTACGATCAATCCACTTATTGTCGATCGAAATGGGGCAACGGATGGGTTTCACTCCCATCCAAAATGAAATGAGAATTTTAGGCATCAACGATTCCTCCCACGATGCGGCCGTGACCCTGATTGAGGATGGAAAAATTCGTTTTGCCACACACGGCGAGCGAGTAAATAAAGAAAAGCACTCGTTCTCAAACCCGCACCAACTGTTCGGTAGCGTGATGGCATTCGGAGAACCAGATGTCATTGCTTACTTTGAAAACCGTAACAAGAAGCGGTTAAGGCGCGCACTACACGGCGGCATCAACGGTGCGTACGAGAACCTGTACAAGAAAACGTCGCCAGCACTCGGAAAGATCCCAGAAATTCAGGTTGGGCACCATAAAAGCCATGCCGCATCCGGCTACTACACGTCAACATTTGTTGACGCAACGATCGTGGTCATTGACGCAATCGGCGAATTCGACACGCTGACCGTCTGGGATGCGCGCGGCGACACCATGGTAAAACGTGGTGGACTCCGTTACCCGACAAGTTTCGGACTCTTCTACAGTGCGTTCACCCAGATGCTTGGCCTGACTCCCGGCATCGAGGAATACATCCTGATGGGGATGGCTGCTTTCGGATGGCCGGGAAGATTCCACGATCAAGTGGAAAAGTATTTCCCAAAGTTCCACTACCAGCCGTACAACCTTCACTACGGGGTTCCTGACTGGGATCATCCGCCTCGCACGGAGCAGGATCGATACGACATTGCGGCGGCCGTGCAACAGGTATATGAGGAACGCCTAGTTGAACTGATGCAACGGGTGCGTCGCGACAGCCCTTCAAAAAACTTGGTGTTTGTCGGTGGATGCGCCTTGAACTGCGCGGCAAATCCCCTGTTGTGGGACATCTGGGACGAGGTGTGGATAATGCCCAATCCTGGCGATGCCGGCACGAGTTTGGGTGCCGCTTTGGCAGTCCATGGTGAACATGTCCGCTGGGAAGGCCCGTATCTGGGCCATGCGCTGGGCGGGTCGTACCCCGTTGCCAAAATCATTGACGAACTCATGGTCCACGGTCTTGTGGCGGTGGCTAACGGTAGAGCCGAGTTCGGTCCTCGAGCTCTCGGTAACCGAAGCATTCTGGCGGATCCACGCTCACCAGAAATGAAGGGGAAGGTGAACACGGTGAAGAAACGTGAGCCGTTTAGACCTTTCGCTCCAGTCGTACTTGAAGAGGATGCGCACGAATACTTTGATCTTGATCGTCCGTCGCCCTACATGCAGTTCGCTGTCCGGTGCAAGCGGCCAGATTTGTTGCCGGCCGTAATTCACAAAGACGGCACGAGCCGTGTTCAAACGGTTAATCAGTATCAGCATTTCGGTTTGTATGAGGTTCTTCAACGCTGGAAGGTTCACACTGGGATACCGGTTCTGCTGAACACAAGTCTGAACGTGAAGAACCAGCCTTTGATTGACGACACGTTTGATGTTGAGAAATGGAAACGAGATAATCCGTACGTTCGTATTGTCTCATGAAGTTTCGTGTTCTTAGCGGGGGCGTGGACCCGACCCTGTTGCGTCGTGATGACAAAAGCATGTATCCGTTACTGAAGGTTCGTGACTTTCAGAAATTGCAACGCGCAACGGACCCAGCAACAGGTAAACGTTTTTTGTGGAGCCGCGGAGAGGAATACCACGAAACGCACGGGTTGCCCGAGTTGGGCGGTGGCTTACCTGACTGCTTGTACCGAGTGAATTCTGACGGAATGCATGGGGCGGAAAACACTCATACGCCCGATGTTTTGGCTATGGGCTGCTCAATCACATCAGGTATGGGTTTGCCTTACAACTTTACGTGGCCGGACATTTGTCGGACTGTGTTCGGCAAGACGGTTAACAATGTTGCTCGGGCTGGTTCGTCTATTTCTCATCAGGTGTATCGAGCTTTTGCAAATGTCCGTCAGTACGGTGTTCCAAAAAGCATTTGGTTTCTTGCCCCTGATGTGTTCCGAGGGCAAATAGCCGTTGGCCCAGATTCGTGGTTTCAGAGAACTTTGCTTTTTGATCATGACGCAAAGTCTTTTACGACGACTGGTTGCGATCCTTACATTCATTCGTCGCTGTGTGGCACCAAGACTGTCGTGCCGTCGGATCTCATCATTGACAACAACCTTAAAGCGCTGGAAATGTTGATGATGTTTGCTGAAAGTCACAATATTGACTTAAAAATTTTTAGTTGGCATAGGCAAACTTGGGATTGCTTCCGAACGTTTAACTATCCGCATCTGTGTGAAGTGCCATCGTTTATTTTGCCCAGCTCGCCGAAAACAAGTGACATGCATTCATCCATGCTGTCTTTTTGGGAATATCCAACAGAAATTGCGCACATGGGTGCCGCATCGTGTTGTGATTTGGAACCGTTTGGCCATTGGCAAACCAAAGCATGGACAGTTGCTCTAGACCACACGAGTCAGTGGAAAACGCCGCATCCGGGTCTTCATAGTCAAATTCACTTTGCTGAGATTTTCACGGGTGTTAGGGTGGATGTCACGACCACCTCCTTGTTGCGACCGTGGTTTGAGGGAACTGATCTGGAGCCTGAACGTAAATGAACGTTGATCGACTCATTTTGAGGCTGGCAAGCCTTCGACATCACGATCATGTTCGCCTGTACCCGAGGTACAGCAGTGACGATTTTCCAACTGAAGAGCGTCACGAAATTGTTGTTGATGGTCAAACAATCAGGTGGTCTCAGGGATGGTGGTTGCATGAGCATGTGACTGAGGATCAGTGGTTGGACAAGATTCGATACCGCGTCAATTCTGATAACCAGCATTGGCATGAATTTTCAAGCGAGCCGGACGTTTTGGCTCTCGGTTGCTCCGTCACTGGAGGCATGGGCCTGCCGTACAATTTCACGTGGCCCGGCATTTTGGAGCACATCTTTGGTTGGAAGGTAAACAATATTGGCCGCACGTCGCATAATGTGCATCAGCAGATGTACAGAATGATGGCGCATATTGGTAAGTATGGTTTTCCTAAAACAATTGCGCTTCTTGTGCCGGATATCTGGCGAGCAAGCGTTATTGATGTTTCAGCGTCACAGCCCATTGGTCAAAAGACTTTGGCTTACGAAGACAACATTTCGTCTTATACAACATATGACTCAACCTCGCACAAATTTAAGCCATACATTCACGAATCGGCAGATAATTCACTTTCGTCACTCCCAGTTGACATAATCACCGACCGGAATTTGGAAGCATTAGATGTCATAGCCATGTTTGCCCACGCCATCAACGCTGAGTTTAAGATTTTCTCGTGGCACGGATACAGTCAACAAATTCTTCAACACATCGGCTATCCGGAACTGCAACAAGTGCCCTCGTATCTTATTGAAGAACAACGCAATCCGCCACAACCAAAAGATTATTTGGGATGGGGTTTTCCGCAGCCAGAATGGCTGGGCGTTGAGGGATGTTGCCAACTTGAGCCGACCTCACAATGGCAGGAAGAGGCTTGGACACACGCATTTGATCGAGGAAAAAATGGTTCACCTCATCCCGGACTACACAGCCACATCCACTTTGCTGAGATAATGTCTGGGGAACGAATCACTTCGGACATGATCAAGGAGTTGAAACCATGGTACGAAGGAACACACTTGGACGTTCTGCACGCTGGCGTGTGAAGTGGAGCATCTGGAAAACCACGATGCGTTGGAGGATCCGCCGACTTCTCGGCAAGGACGATTCGCCGCCTTACATCTACTAATCAAATATGGGTTACGAATCCGAGACCGTCCTTGTGTAGGCGGTGCGGACGTGGCGGCAAATCACACAAGGTGACTACGGTTTGACGAGGCACGTCAGCGGTTCGTGGGGAGCGACGGTGTATCAGCTCAGAGTTCCAAATGAGAACATCGCCTTTCGAGCCGTGAAATTTGTAGGTGTCCTCTAGGTGGTCAGCGATTATGTGCGTGAGATAGTCGCCGGTTGTTCCGTTGGCCAGAGGTCGGCATTCCGATAGGTCAAGATCCCATCGGTGGGAGCCGGGAATCATCTCAAAGAGGCCGCTCTCGGGATGGAGTTCGTCTAACGCAATGATGACTCCTGCTGTTCGGGTCATGTGGGGCAGGCGGTCGGAGTGCCATCCGGTTGGCTTGTAATTCCAGTCCAAGAGGGCATTTTCAATGTGACCGGAGAGACCGATGTCCTTGAATGTGTCGGCGATTGCTTTGTGGCATGCGAGATCTCGAACTTTGGGGAAGCGTAGGTAGTCGTCGTCTCGTGGTTTGCGGTTCGGCTGGACGTAAGTTTCGTTGAAGAATTCAAGGTAGGTGTTTACGTCGTTTTCTGGGATCAGTTTGCGAACGACGATTGCGCCATCTGCTTGCCAGTCAAGTTCCGACATGGTTGGATTTTACATCGGCAACATTCGTATGGGGTATTATTGGGGTAGTTTCGTTTTTGGAGAAGCCATGCCTCTTTTTGCTTCCACATCTCAACCCGGTCGAGCACTATCTCGGTTTGGTGTTGGTCCCCCTAAGTTCGTTGAGTTTCTCATCATGGCTGGCGGTGGCGGGCGAGGCGGTTCAGCCGGTCCGTTCTACTATGAACGCTACAAGCCGTGGCGGACAGAGTTCCCGGGTGGATGTCAGCCACATTACTTAGGTGGTGTCGCT